TGCATAAAACTCCGCGCCAACACGCTCAACATGGCGCCGAATACCGCCAGCGCCATAATCGCGCTCAACCAGTATCCACACCTCATCAGCAATCCCGCTTGGAATAGTGGCCACGCTCAGCACTTTGGCAGACGGCCCGCCGACCGGATGCCGGTGCCAAGCAACAACCGCCTGGTCCTTCATGTAAGTGAGCGCCACAAGCAGCCCACTATCCAAGACAACCCACAGCAACCGCCAAGGCTCTTGCTGCCACGCCATGTCTTTGACACCATCGCGCAGCAAATGTGAGGCATACAAAGACAACTCCGGCGACGTAAAGCCATCAGATTGAAAGTCATAAGCAATTTCAAACACGCGACGCCGCGCGCGCTGAGCGTAAACAACAGCGTTTCCAATTTGCACGGCCGGAACATTTTCGGCCGAGCCAATAGTGGACTGCCGCCGCGCCGTCACATTGCTTGGCGTAAGCGCCTCGCCGTCGCGCGATGCTTGAATAATAAACTCGCCGCCTGCCGTGCCGACAATCAATTCCCGCGCCGACTTCATCCAGCGGATCGCGTTCATATCGTCGGCATTGATCGTGACCGTAATCGCGTCCGAGCCCGCCACGCCCGGCGTGAACAGGTCGAAGGCTGCCGACTGCGACGCCCACAGGGTTTGTGGCTGCTGCGGACTTCCCGCATACCAAAGCCGCCCATCGTGGAACGTCACGGTCCGAGGGTAATTGCCCGTGAACCACGATCCCAGCCGGAAGCCGGAACTCGCGGTAATTGCACCAAAATTGCTCTCAACTGTACAGGTTACGACCGTGGCCGAGGTGAAAGCGGTAATCCGCGCCCAGCCCCACGTTGCCGCATGCCGCACGCGGATCAGCCGCCCCACATCGTTAGCCGTGAACAGCGCCGCCGAAGCCGTGAGCGTCACGCTCGCGCCGCTAACCGCGCTCGGCGTAATTGTTGGCGTCGTCTGCTCGTCCAGATACGGGCCATCACGGAACGTGGACACCGTGAGCGTCCAAGCCGTGTCCGCCGTGCGCGACAACCGAAGCGGCGCGAAGTTGGGATGCGCCAAATACAGCACATCGGCCGACTGCGCCCATTGGATGCCGGGCAAGTCCGCCAGCGTGAAGCTATTCGCGATCTCATACGGCACGCCCGGCGAGGTCTCGATGATGCCGCCGTTGCGGTAGAACCGGAAATAACCGGCCCCGCACTCGATCACGTAGCTTTGCACCGTCGAGAACGTGAACGGGATCAGCCGCGCCACTTGGTCGGTTTTGGTTCGCGCGATGAATTGCGCGCCAGGCCGCCGCGTCGCCGCGCCCGTGACCAGCGGAAACACGTTCCGCATGGTGCGGCAGCCCGACGAATAGCGCTGCAAATCCACGCGACCATACAGGCGCGGATCAATCTCTCCCGCGTTGAAGCTAGAAATAAGTGGAGCCTGACGCGGCATTAGTAGCGCGTCACCATAATGCGCGCCGCAAGCCAATCGTCAGCGTTGAGCTTTTCGTCCTGCGACTGTTCTTTAGCATCCATCGCGCGGCCCAGCCGCAACGTGGCCTGATACTGCGCCTCCAAGCTTTCCTTCATGGAAGCGGAGCCCGGAATACTAGCCGCACAATCCGCCGCAAGCCGGATTGTAATGGCCTCCGCAAGCAGCGGGTCCATGAGGCCTGGGTCTTCAATCAGCGCCACATAGCGCACGCGCAGCGGCCCCGCCGCATCCGTCAGGATGTGCCGCCCCTCGACGCGCCAAGGCTCGCCGTAAAGGTCATCAGCCTCGATGCCCGTGACCATGAGGCAATCAACCGGGAGCAAAAACTGCCGCGCATAGCCCCAGGCCGGCGCGGTCGCGTCCGCCGCCAGCAACGCCCGCCGAGTTGCGCTGTTCCAGAACCCCGAGCGCAACACCACATCGCGACTTAGGGCATACTGCCGCGACATGATGCGGCCAGGCGGCGTGTCATCCGCCAGAGACACAATCGGCGCCTGACCAAGCAGGTCAAGCGCGCGGTTACAGATCGCGACAACCGATGCAGGCATGGGCGAAAGGGGCGGGTTTCCCCGCCCCCTCCCTGCTTAGGAGTTTTCAACCCACTGGAACAGGAGAACCAGACGCCCCGAGGCCGGCAGAGCCGCCGCCGCGACAGTCAGGATAATCTGTTCATTGGCCGTAAGCTCGGCGCCCGTCGCGGCATTAAGCGCGAAGAACGTCCAAGCGTCCGCCGTGGTGTAGGTCGCGGCGGCGCGATACTTGCCAGCCGCGCCAGGGATGCCGATGGCAACCGTAGCCGTGCCGCCAAGCGTCACCGAGGAGTTGAGGCCGCACAGGATCACACGAGCGCCGCGAGGAATTTGGATCGGCGCCGTGTAGGTGCCGGCCGCGTCCGACGCGAGCGTGAACTCGGCGACCGCAGTCCGCACCTTGCCGCCCTGGACCGCAAGCGGGACGTTGCCGCCCGCAAAGTTGCCCGTTGCAGCCGTATTTGCGTTGACGAAAGGCATTGCCGTTTCTCCTTACGCGACGCCGATGACGGTCGGGCTGCAACGAATGTCCACAACGCGCACCTCTTCCATGCGCGCGGCGCCGAAGCTGGCGCGCATGTAGACGCGAGTGTTGAAGCCCTTCGTCGGGTCCTGAGCCGCCTCGACAACGGGATTTTCCATGCGAGCAAAGAGCATCCCCTCGCGATGCCACGCCGCAATGCGGCGATCCGTCGCAACCGGGAGGTCCGTGCTACGCACACGAATGAAGTTGAAGCCCATGAAGCTGTTGACTTCACCGTTCACCAGCGCGCGCACAGTGTTGAAGTCTGCGCTGGAGACCGCGGTATCGCGGAGCAGGCCGTTGATCTCGCGCTGAGAGCAGGCGATGAAGAACCCGTCTTCGCCAACCTCAGCGTCAAGCAGAAGCTCGCGAGCGCGGCGCAGCTTCGCAACCGTCAGGCCGCTAGCCGAAGCCGAGCCCGTTTCCACGAAATCCACCGGCACCACCTGGCCAGCAGGGAACGGAACGAGCGTGGCGCCCGTCTTGCCGGTCGGAGCGTCCGCAAAGAACGCGCTAAGGATCGTGCGATCCATGCGGCGGTTCATCGCAGCAGCAAACGCCCGCACATAGTCAGACTGCGGATCCGTCAGCATGCGGTTCACGTCCTGCCGGTCAACGATCTCGGCAAGCTCCCAATCTTCCGCGTTCACGCGGCGACGAGAGTGCGGAACCTCCGTGAAAGGCGTGTCAGCATGACGCGCAACGCGCGCGACAGCCTCAACGACGCCAATCTGGTCAAAGAAACCAAATTCGCCCGACAGGGTTTCGTTGCGGCACGCGCCAACAAGACGGCTTTCCGTCTGCTGCGCGAGCATCATCACGTTGGAAGAAAACTGGTTTACAAGTGCGCGATCAACCTGCGTGGACATGATGCCCCTCGAATAATCGCGTTGCGACTACTCGGCAGGGTTGTCAGCGCAAGTGCTGGCCCTTCCTTCCGGGATGGCCGCCCCGGCAGGCGGGTGGAATTACCCACCAATCAGCGGGCCATTACTGGTTGTCCGCAAGCCGCCTAATAACACATTGCAGGCGGCTTGCAAACACAAACGCTATTTTAGCCGAAACGGGCAAGCTCTTGGTGCAGCCGCGTTACGCGCGCCACAGTATCGCGGTGCGACGCATGCCGCTTGTCCCAATACGGACTAGACCGCTCGCCCATGATTTCATTGATCTCGGCGCGAATAGCCTCGGGCGTGCGAATACCAACAGGCGCCCCGCCCATACCGGCTGGCGCATCTTCCGCCATCGCCGCGCCGATCTTGGCAAAGGCGCGCGCCAACCGTGGATCGTTTCCGAGCCCCGCTTCAGTTAGCGCCGCCACAAGCTCCGGCCCGCCAAACTGCGCAATGGCCCGATTGGCGTAGCCGAGTTGAGCCTCAAACTTGTCGCCCCAATCCTTCCGCAGCGCCGCCTCAGCCTCGGAACGCTCGACGCCGCGCCCTTCCGCCGTCGCCTTGGCCATGCGCTCGGCAAGCCCGGCCGCCTGCTGCGGCGTAAGCCCCAGATCGTGCGCCCAGCCTTGCAGCGTGCCCGTCATGGCCTCGGGCCACACGTCGCCGCTCATGCCCTCGGGCAGCTTGATCTCGTAGCCTTCGGGCTTTTCCGGCACGCCCAGCGCCTTGCGGAACGCCGCCACGTCTTCCGGCTTGGCGTTCTCACCCGGCACCGCCACGCCGCGCTGCCCGAGCTTGCTTTCCAGCGCCACATACGACTGCGCCAGCGCCGCCGGGTCTTTGAACTTGGCCAAGCTCGGCGCCGCTCGGATTTCCTCCGGCAGACTAGCCAGCCACCCCGCGTCAGACTGCGCGCCCAGCAGCGGCGCGGCAGTCGTTGCAGGCGCGGCGCTCGGCGCCGCTTCAGCCGGCGCACTCTCCGCAGCCGGCGCGCTTCCCGTGTCTTCGAGCATTAGCCCTCCTTAGCGGCGCCCTCGGCGCCGAAACCGAATAATGAACTCGCCGCTGCCCTCAGGGGCGAAGTCGGCCACGAGCAAAAACCGCCCATCGGCTACCTTGAATTGCCGGCCGTCTGGAAGCTTCAGCCGCATGGCTAGGCCAACAGCGCGGCGGCTTCTTCCGCCGTGATGAGCCCCGCCATTTCGAGCGCCGTGACGCCGCCGACCGTCTCAGGCTCGGCCGGGTCCACATAGACCGCGCCCAACATCCGGAAGAGCCAATTCAGCGGCGCCGCGTTGCCTTGCACGGCCGCCGCGACAGCAGCCGCCGTGATCGCCTCTTGGCGCGTGAGCGTGAGCCGCGACATGAACTCGCGCGGCGTGAGCTGCACCGGAGGCGGCGGGGGTGGCTCCGGAGGCGTTAGGCTCGCCACGTAGCCGGGCGGCAGAGCGGGCGGGCTGTCTGCCTCGATCACGTTCTCCCACGCGCCGGTCGGGTCATAGATGTACCAGCGGTTCATCGGCCGCCCGCGCCCCCGCGCTGCACCACAACGAGGCTGTGAAGCGGGCGCTTGGCGCCGCACTCGAAGCCGTCGCAGCCGCGCGTCTCGCGCCGCCACCACTCGGGCGTGTTGAACGGCCGCTGGCCCGCCTCGCGCGCTTCCTCACGCGCCGCCGCCAGCTCCGCCCGCATCGCCTGCCAGTCCTGCGCCGTGTCCATCGTCACGCGCTCCAAATCACGGTCAGCACGCCATTCGCGCCGTTCCCGCCCGCGCCGCCGGCCGTGGCCGTGTTGCTCGCCGCACCGCCGCCGCCACCGCCGCCGCCAGGCGCGCCGCCCGCACCGCCCGCGCCCGCCGTGCCGGTCGTGACGGCCGCGCCGCCGCCGCCGCCAAGCCCGCCGCCGGCGTAGCCCGCCGCGTCAAACGTGGTGCCCGTGCCGCCGTTTCCGCCCGCCGTGCCCGCAGCGCCGCCCACAACGCCGCCCGTGCCGTTCGCGCCGCCCGCGCCGGCCGTGCTGGCCGCGTTGGCCGCCGTGATGCCCGCGCCACCGCCGCCGCCCGACGCACCGCCACCCGGCGCGCGAGGCCCGCCCGCGCCGCCGACACCGGCCGTGCTGACACCGCCGCCGTTGCCCGCGGCCTCGCCGTTGCCCGGCGCCACGCCCGCGCCCGCGCCGCCGTTGTTGCCGCCCGACGCGCCGCCCGTGCTGCCCGTGCCGTCGCCCGACGCGCCCGCCGAGCCGCCGCCGTTGGCCGCCGTGGCACCCGTCGCGCCGCCTACGCCGTTGCCGCCGCCATGCGCCACGACGAGCGCCAGAGCCGCGCCAACAGTCGTCGCACCAAAGACAGTCGGGCCGCCATTGCCGCCCGTGCCGCCCGACGCCGCCGTGCCCGCTCCACCCGTGCCGCCCGCCCCCACGATGTAAGGGATGGACGTGCCGAAGATCGTCCGCAGCGCCGCCGCATCGAAGACGCGCAGCTTCCACGCGCCGCCGCCGCCGCCGCTGCCCGCGCTGCACGCCGTGCCCGCCGTCGCCTGCCGCCCGCCGCCGCCACCACCGCCGCCTCCGCCGCACACGATGACCGTGGCGATCGAGGCCCAGCTCGGAATGGTGACGTTGCCGCTGCCGCTGGGGAACGTGTCCACCTGCGAAAGCGGCGTCGCAACCGGCACAGCCGATGCGCCAGAGGTGTTCGCGAGGAAATTACGATCCGCGATGGCCGCGAGGCCGCCGCCGCCGGTGTCGTCCGTGGCGGGCGCCCAAGCCGTGCCGTTCCACTCCAGCACCTGCCCGACCGTCGCGCCGCCCTGCGCGATGCGCGCCAAGGCAAGCGAGCCCGCCGTAAGGTCGCTCGCGCTGCCGCTCGTGGCCACCGTGGCCAGCCCCGACACCGCGCCCGCCGCAATGGCGATGCTCGTATTCGCAGCCGCCGTGAGCCGCCCCTGCGCGTCCACCGTGAACGTGGCCACCTGCGACGCGCCGCCGTAGCTGCCCGCCGTCACGGCCGTGTTCGCGAGGCTGATCGTGCGATCCGCGCTGAGGTTGCCGCCGCCGCTCAGCCCCGTGCCCGTGTTGACCGCGCGCGCCGGCTGCACATACCGCGCATCACCGCTCTCCCACGCGAGGTTGCGGCGCACATAGGCCACGCCATCATTGGGCGCGTCCGCAATACCGCCGCCACCGCCCCCACCCGGAATGTCCACCGTGACGGTGTTGCCCGTCCGCGACGCGGTAACGCCCGAGCCCGTGAAGTTGACCACATCGGCCGTCCCGGACGTGCCGAGGTTGGTCCCCTCGTCCTGAAACTGGACGCTCGCCTGCCCGCCACCGCCGCCCGTGTTGTCAGCATCCGGCACCCACGCCGAGCCCGACCACTTCAACACCTGCCCCGTGGTCGCGCCGCCCTGCGCCAGCCGCGCAAGCCCGAGCGTGCCCGTGGTGATATCCGACGCGCTGCCGCTCGTCGCGACCGCCGCAAGCCCCGTAACGGCAACGGTCGGATTGCCCGAAACGCCGTCGCCGTTGGTCACACTGATATTCGCGCCCGCCGCGATGCTGCGCGCCGCGACCGTGCCCGCACCCGTGCGCGCCACAAGCCCGCTCGTCGCGAGGTTGTGGACCGCCAGCGCCTGCCCCGTGAGCGCAACCGCGCGATCCGCGCTCAGGTCGCCGCCGCCCGTCAGCCCTGCGCCCGTGGCCACCTGCCGCGCCGTAGGCACAAGCCCCGCGCGCACCTGCGCAACCGTCGCGCGGCGCCCCACATCGCTAACGCCTAGCGTGCCCTGCTCGATATAGAGCCGGTCGCCATCGTCTGCGGAACCCGCAGCCGTTACGTCGCGAAGGAAAACGTCACTCACGCGGCGCGCGCCTTAGCCGCCAAAGCGCGCCAGCAGCGCGGCCTTTGCCGCCTCAGCCTCAGCCGCAACCTCGCGCGCCTTGATTGCCCGCTCATGCGCCGCCGCAACGTCCGCCTCGGCCGCCTTCACACGCGCCGCCGCGTGCCGCTCCGCCTCGCGCGTCTCCGCTTCCAGCGCCGCCATGCGCTCGGCAACCGACGCCTCGACAGCCCGGATACGCCCAGCCGCCTCAACCTCGGCCCCGTCCGCCGCGTCCTTCGCCCGCTGCGCCCGCGCACGATCCGCCGCGATGGACTTCTTCGCCGCTGCATCCTCAGCCGCCACCTGCTCGGCAATCTGCGCCCGGCGCTTCTCCAGCTCCGGCACATCGCCCGCAGCCGCAGCCGCAGCCTCCAGCACGTCCTTCGCCGCCTCCAGCGTGCGAATAAACGCCCCGATCTTCCGCGCCGCGTCCAGCGCCGCCGCCGTGTCCATCACAGCCGCCCCCCGGCAAAGATCATGTGAACCGTCAGGTTCGTGGTGCCATCGCCGCCCGTCACACGCGGCCTCACCCAGCGCGTCACCTCGACCACCTGCTCAAGGTTCGTCGCCGTAAACGACAGCGCATTGCCCAGCGGGTCCGTGAGCGTGCGCCAGTTGGTCGGGGTCGGCTCGTTGCTGCCTTCCAAGACAATCGTCCCGCCCGTGCCGAAAGTGCCCACAACATGCACGGAACGATCAGACCGCTCCGGCCGCTCGTAGGGCAGCCCATCGTCAACAGGCGAGCCTAGCAGGCCCGACCACGAGACAGAGACAATGCCGGGCGCAATGGCCTCGGCCGCAAAGTTACGGGTCGGCATGTGCCCTCCGCAGAATGTCGAGGAACAGAGAACGGCGCCCCTCTTGAAACGCCGTGGTGTGGGCATCGCCCGGAATGTGCGACGTGCTGAACATGCCCGCGAGCCGCGCCAAATCCGCCATCAGCAAGCGCGCCTGCGCGTCCTCCGGCCCAAGCCGGGCGCGATAGGCCACAAGCGCCTCATCCTCGCGCGGCGGCTCCGCCCGCGTGGTGAGCCAGTCGTTGAGCGCGTCGTAAACCGGCTTGCGCATCATGCCGCCAAATCCCGGTTGAGCCGCTGCGCCTGCGCCAGAGCCAGCGCACCTTGCGCCGCGTCACGCATCGGACCGGCCGCCGCTAGCTCGCTCGCCTCCGCAGCCTGCTGGTTCTGCGCCTCCGCGCGAGCCTGCCGGATTTCCGCCACTTGGCGCGGATCACGCAGCCCACGCGGCGGCAACCCGTAGGCATCGGCCAACTCGCGCGCCAGCTCGTCAAAGTTGAACACGTCCAGCACTTCCGGCCGCGCCTGCGCCATCGGCAAGATAGCTTCAAGCGTGCGAAGCACCGTCTGCGCGTTGGCCGCCTTCTGCGCCCGAGCCAGCGGCGAGACATACTCGACCTGAATAACCGCTTGGTCAGCCATCGCCTGCGGCAGCATCCCGAAAGCGCCGGCCCGCCACATGATCATGAACACCCGCCGCACGAGCGGGTCCAGAAACTCCGCTTGCACGCGCCCAAGCTGCGGCCCCATCAGCCGCAACTGTTCTTCCTGACGCGCCAGCACTTCCGTGGCCGTCTGGTTGCCGCGCCCGCTGAGGACAATCAGGTTTGCGAAGAAGGCCTGCCGGATCGCCTCGCGCTTCTGCTCCGCCATCGCCTCGGTAAGCGTGAACGCGCCCCGGCTTTCGAGCGGCGCCAGCAAGGGCCGCCCGTTGATATCCATGCCGCCGTAGATGATCTGGCCCGGCGTCACCCGCAGCCCGCGAAGCGCCACCTCATCAGGCGCCATGGTGGGCGGATCGGCCGCACGCTGCGACGCCACGAGGTTTGTCTTCACCATGGCTTGCAACACCTTCGTGTCCGCAAGCGCCAGCATCGCCGGGCTTTCCCCATACAGACCGCGCGCGAGCGTGCCCCAGCGCGCCACCTGATACGGGAACTCCTCGAACCCGCCCTCTTGGCAAATCTCCCGCGTGTCCTGGCAGAGATGCACCGACCGCCACGGCATGCCCGCCGCACCGGCCCGGCCATAAGCCCTGCCACGGTTCGGCATCACGGCATGGATGAACCACGACTTGTCATAGGGCTTGGTGTCGAGCGCCTTCTTGCACCGCTCCGGAGCCTTATCGCCCCACTTGTCGCAAGCCTGCTTGGCCGTAAGCTGGAAGCGCCGGATGACAGTATCCACGCGCTCTTCATCGTCCTGCGCGATGACACACTCAGCAAGAGCACGGTTGGTAAACCGCAGACGCCCCGGCGCAGGCTCGTCAACGTAAAAAATGCCCGTGCCAAACATCACAAGATCAGAGTAAAAGTCGAGCACGCGGGAATAGAACGTCATACCATTGGCGGAGAACGCCCGGCGAATACGGTCCGTCGCGTCGCCCATCCACGCCGCGACTTCCTCATCCCGCGACACGTCTTCGTCGGGATGCGTCAGCCCGAACCAATCACTGGCCGCGTTGGTGATGCTGCCCCACAGCGCCGCCGCGAGGTTGTCGCCCGCGATCATCGCCGCGCCGTCAAAGATTTGCAGCCCGCGAAGCTGACCTTCAACGCGCGACACCGTGAAGTCGGCACGCATAGGCCGCATCAGCTCGGCAATGTCTTGCCACTGCGGTTCGAGGTTCGAGCGATCCGCGCGAAGCGTGTCGTAGGCGCGGATGATGTCGCGGGCTTGATCCAACGTCAGCCGCCCAGCAACTGCCCGCCAGCACGGGGCGCAACACCGCCCCCGCCTGGCACGCCCAGCCCGCCCGTCAGCATGTTGGCGCTACGGCCCGCGCGCTTCCGCTGCTCCTCAGCTGCCGCGTCCGCCGCCATGGCCGCAGCCTGCTCGGCGGTAGGCCCAGCCGGCACGGCAGGCCCCTGCGCGGGAAGCGGAGGCGGCGGCGCAACCGCCGGCATCTTGGGCTCCAGCCCGAGGCCCCGAGTAATGGCGCGGAAAATCCGACCGAACATGCAGCACCCTCCGGCTACCGCCTTGTATCACCCGAAGCACTACCACGCCAAGGGCGAATATTGCGGCGGCGGCTTGTCAGACCACGGCCGCACTGCTTTGGGCAAGTCGCGCATGTTGCTTGCGCCCTCGCGGAAAGCGTCCGCCGCATGGCTTGACGCATCGTGAACCGGCTTGGATGACCAGACCTCGCGATCCTCGATCCACTCGCGGCGATACCGGCGCAGCCACTTGCGGCCTAATACCGTGCGCTCGGCATCGAAATAGCAGCGCGGCAGGATCAGCTTGACCGCGTTGATACCGTCCGCGACTGGCATAGCCTTGCCCGGATGTATGGGCGCGAGGCCGAGCGCGCGGAGCGTTTCCAGCCGCGTCTTGCCAGATCCAAGTTCCCGCACTTGCACGTCATGCGGCAGACGATGCGCCGAATAGGTGTAGCCGCGCGCCTGTAACTGCTGCGCGTAGTAGGCCAGCGGCTCGCCCGAGGCTTCGAGGTAGTCAATGACGCGGATTTCGCCCGCGTGCGGCAGGTGCTGGACGAACCAGATGGCCGTGGCGTCATCCATGCCGAGGTCCCACCAGGTTTCCACCCGGAGCATGGGATCGTGCGGCACGCGGCAGATGCGCCCTTCGCGCTCGGCGGTGTCGAGCAGCGCGGAATAGTAGGCGCCAGCGTTCGGCGCCGTGAACGAGCACTCCAGCTCCTGCGCGAACTCCTCGCCGCTCAGCCGCGCCCGCAACCGCGCAATGGCTTCATCGTCCAGCGCGCCGGTTGCGCGGTAGTCGAGGAGGAACCGCGCCCAGCCCTCGCCCGCGCCCGCCTCGTCGTAGCGGGCTTGCAAGCGCCCGTTGCCCTTGGGCGTGCCCGACCACACCCGCACGCCGCGATAGTCCGCCAGCATGGGCTCGATCACCATGTCGAGCCCTTCCGCCGACACGTCGTCGGCCTCGTCTTCGATCACCTCGTCCGCGTAGCCGCCGCGCCAAGACTCCGGGTTGTCCATCCCGCCGGCTTGGTAGATGCCGCCATTTGGCAGCACGATCCGCCTGTCAGCCCGGAACGCCTGCGCGCCCGGTATGTCAGCCGCCGCCCTTTCCAGCCGATCCCAAAGCCCCGTGCGCTGCCACTGGACTTGGAGCGGCAGCACATGCACGACGCGCGGCGGATCGGCCCGGAGGTTGCGCCGCTCGGGCGGCAGGTGCGCCCGTTGCCACGTCAGAGCCTTGCGCAGCCCTCGCCACATGAGCGCCGTGGACTTGCCGGCGCGGCGATGGACAACCGCCACAATGCGCGGCGCGTTGCAGTCGAGCAGCGGGCGTTGCCAAGCCCGAGGCGCGAAGGGTAGCGCGACGCGCAGCGCGTTCACTTGTTGTCGTCAGCCCAGGTGAACACGATAGCAGCCGGCTGCGAGCCGTCATCGTTGGGCGTGCCAATCGTCGGGCGCCCCATCGCGCGGTCAAAAACCTCACGCCAGGCCGCAAGCCGCAGCTTCGCGTCGTTGTTGGGATCGCGGGCCATCTCGACCACCTGCCGCAAGCCTTCCTCAGTGTGAGCCTGCGCGATTTCCCGCACGCGCGCGACAATAGCGGGCCGTCCGCCGGGATTGCCCGAAACGCCTTTGACCCACCTGTGCGGTAGGGCTTGATGCTCGCCTTTGTTCTCAAGGCTCATAAGCGCCGCTCATAGCACACGCCTTGCCCATTGCAAACATTCATCGCGCTATCCGCATTTTGCGCTTGCGGCATATCCGCGATGTGCGTATAAAGGTCTCACGGCGGCGGGATGGTCCGGCGCCAGACACGGAGACAGACGATGACTTTCCGCAGCACCCCCTACATCGTCACGATTCGGTTTCAATTCCCCGCGTGGGATGAAAAAGACGGCTTTCGCTACGAAGTTCGGGCTGCCTGCAAACAAGACGCCATTGCATATGCCCGTCAATTAGCTGTGCGAGACGGCCATCTGCCAGCCGCAAAAAAGGGCCGCGTCACTTTCAAAGCTGAGGCATGGGCATGACCCCCGCCGCTCTCCGCTCCGCGCTCGCCTCGCTCCGCTGGTCACAGCGGGGCTTGGCGGCTGCGCTTGGCCGCGACGAAGGCACCGTCCGG